TTTTGTTGTGAAAGAGAAGTTTGCCGAACTTCAACGGTTGGGGATTCTCCTCAACAGAACCCGAGAAGAAGTGGCTCGTGATCATGTCACCCGTGCGGAAGTCCGAGCCGATGCCCAGATGCTCCTCGACCGGCTTGATCGGTTAGAGCAGAAGATAGACAGATTGGTGAACCACAATGCCAAGCAAGTCTAAAGCACAGCGTAACCTCATGGCCGCTGCCGCACATAACCCAGCCTTTGCTAAAAAAGTCGGCGTTCCGATGAAGGTGGCGAAGGAATTTAACAAGGCCGACAAGGGCCGCAAATTTAAAGGTAAATCCAAATGAGCAAAAATAGAAGTGCGCGGCCTCCTGCTAGGCCAATGTTCCCTAAAGACTCTGGACAATCTCCTGCGCCGCTTCCCGGTGTAGATAAAATTAGAACTGCTCGATCAGGTGGAACTATGAAATCTAAAATGGCTGACAAGGCCGGTCGCGCTATGAAGAAGCGTACGGCTGACACGATGGGTCGTGCGATGGTCAAGAACAAGAAAATGGCCGGTGGCGGTATGGCTTATTCGGACGGTGGTTCTGTCTATCGCAAGGGCGCTGATGGCGTTGCCAGCAAGGGCAAGACCAAGGGCAAAATGATTCGCATGATGATGGGAGGAGTTTGCAAATGAGCAGTGGTCCAAAAACTCGTAAATCAACTGGTCCCACCAGCCCTCGCGGTATTTACAGTCGTTCTGTAGCTGCTCCGGGCATGAGCCTTGATATGCCGGATGAAAAGCCGGTGAAGAAAATGCGAAGCGGCGGTATGCCTGATCTGACGGGTGACGGTAAGGTTACTCGTGCTGACGTTCTCAAGGGGCGTGGCGTGTTCAAGCATGGCGGCAAAATCAATAAGATGGCCGAAGGCGGTATGACCGACGAAGAGAAGTATGGAAAGGTCGGCGCTGAGATTCGCAGACTTGATCCGGAAGCCTATAAAAATAGGAAGGATCGTTCGGCTGAAGCCAACCTTCGCTTGCTCAAGGAACTGCGCGAGAAGTCGCGTGGAACCCGCAATGAGATGCCAACTTCTAGCGGTGCCCGTTCAGGCGGTCGCGGCAGTAAACCGGGTTCGGCTCGGGTTGGTTCTGGCCGTTATGATGACCCAACTAGCAGCTATGGCGAACGTGTTACCGCTCCTTTACGTGCTTTTAGTGACATCTTTGGTCGCCGTCGTGAAGAAGGCGTCATGAAGAATATGGGAGTTGACCGTGTAGAAGCGGCTCGTAGATTGGCGAATCTTGACAAAGTTCGTAAGTCTGAGGGCATGAAGCACGGTGGCGACGTTAAGAAGTACGCCAAGGGCGGTGTTACCTACTCGATGGGTGGCAACGTTTCTAAGCGTGCTGATGGTATCGCCAAGAAGGGTCGAACCCGCTGCAAGATGGTGTAATCATGGCATCTATGCGAATCCCCAAATACACGGCTGGTATGTTCAAAAAGAAGATGCCCCGCTTTGGGGCTTCGTCTATCAAGATGCCACGTATGCCTAAAGCTCCGAAGCCTCGTGCTAAGAAGTACGATGAGGGCGGAGAGGTTGAAGAGATCATCATCGGTCCCGGCGCTGCTCAAGAAGAGTTTGCTGACGAGATGGCTCAAGTTGAAGAGCGTAAAAAGCAGAACGAGCAGAAACGCCGTGATGCAGAGAGCAAGGATCTCGTTAAGAAGTACTACGAGGCCAAGAAGAAGCGGGCTGAAATCAACGAAAAAAACCGAGAAAAGTCTATTAAGCACTTTACCCGTAACGTACGTACAGCACGTACTGGCGGAAAGATGGACTCTTGCTGCCGTGGTGATGGCGCTGCTCAGCGCGGTAAGACGCGAGGTAAGTTCGTATGATGGCTTCCCGAGGCATGGGCGCGATTAGTCCGAAGAAGATCCCCCGTGCCAAACGGCGGGGGGATAACGAGATTGTTGAGGGTACTGATCGTCCCATCCGTCACGCCAAGGGCGGTAAGGTCAAGAGCAAGGTCAACGCAGCCGGTAACTATACGAAGCCGGGTATGCGTAAAAAGTTGTTTGAGTCAATCAAGGCTTCGGCAACGCAAGGCACGGGTGCAGGGCAATGGTCGGCGCGTAAGGCGCAGTTGCTAGCGAAGCGGTACAAGGAAAAGGGCGGCGGGTACAAGTCATGAAGGCTCCGCAGCAGTCGTTAAAGGCATGGACTGCCCAGAAGTGGAGGACGAAAAGTGGTAAACGATCTTCTGACACAGGTGAAAGGTATCTTCCGGAAGCTGCAATCAAAGCTCTTTCCCCCGGAGAATATGCCCGAACCACCGCAGCCAAACGTAAAGGCAAAGCCCAAGGCAAGCAGTTCGTCGCGCAGCCGAAAGGTGTCAAAGAAAAAGTGAAGCCGTATAGACGGCGGGGGATGTGATGACTGAGCCGCACGACATTGAGATGTTCAAAGCACAGGTTCAGGCCGAGTTAAATCGGCTTGAGGCTCAGTCATCTGCGAAAGATGTTGCTGGCAAGGCAATCGGCAAGGATGGTCTCAAGTACATCACGATCATCGTTGTGATCGGCGTGGTGTCGAGTCTTGCCTTGGATGGGGAGAAGATTGCTGCTGTGATGGGGTTGCTTGGCGCGTCGTTGACTGCGCTGATCTCCATGTTGAACGGTATTGCCGGTGCAAGCGAGAAGGAAGACAAGCCTGAGTTTGCGGTCATCAAGGAACTCATCGCCAAACTCGATAAACTGGATCGGAAGGAAATGCCGATGCGGGTCGATGTGGAAGGCGATCACGTTACTGTCACCAAGGGTGACGATGTGGTAACAGCGAGGAAGTAATGGCCTACAAGACTACAGCTACGACAGACTTCAACCTCGACCTCAACACGATTATCGAAGAGGCGTTTGAGCGTTGCGGTGCTGAACTGCGTACGGGTTATGACTTCCGTACGGCTAAGCGTAGTCTTGCCCTGCTCCTGATGGACTGGTCGAACCGAGGCATCAACCTCTGGACGCTGGAAGAAGGCACCAAGACGTTGACCTACAACGTCGGCACATACGACCTTGAGCCTGACACCGTTGACCTGCTTGACCATGTGATCCGTACTGGGTCTGGCACAAACCAGCAGGACATCAACATCTCGCGCATTTCATCCAGTACCTACGTGTCCATTCCCAACAAGAATGCGACGGGTCGCCCGATCCAGATCTGGATCAATCGGCGTACGGGTGCTACGGGTGCAGATAATGTGGTGGTGAAACCCCAGTTTACGGTTTGGCCGAAGCCTGACAACTCGACCACGTGGACGCTGTACTACACGCGGTTGCGGCGGATGTTTGACCCCGGTACAGGCGTGAATGGGCAAGATATCCCGTTCCGGTTCCTGCCCTGTATGGTTGCAGGCTTGGCTTATATGCTGTCGATGAAGATCCCCGGTGCTGACGCCCGTGTGCAAATATTGAAGGCTCAGTATGACGAAGCGTGGGATCTCGCGGCGGGTGAGGACCGAGAGAAGGCGGCGGTGCGGTTCGTTCCACGTGAGAGCTTCTTGGGTGGCTACTAATGCCGCATAAAGATCCAGAAGCCCGGAAAGCCTATCAGCGTGAATACGCTGCGAAAAACCGTGCTCGTGCGTATCAAAAGGTTAAAGAATGGCGGGCAGCCAACCCGGACAAAGTAGCCGCACAACACGAGCGGTATCGCAAAAAACATCCAGATATTGTCAATGCGAAAACGTTGCGGTGGCGGGAACGAAATCCTGAAAAATATGTAGAAGTTTCACGCAAAACTCGCAAAAAGAACTCAGCACGAATACTTGCAAACAAAGCGAAATATCGTGCGGTGAAAGCGCAGCGGACACCTGTGTGGCTGTTACCAATAGACTATTTTGAAATGGAGTGTATCTACCGTTATCGAAATGGCCTACGCGATTGTGGTTTAAGCTATGAAGTTGACCACATCGTACCTTTGCAAGGTAAAACTGTTTCTGGGTTTCATGTACCAGAAAATTTACAAGTTATACCTGCTTGGCAAAATCGTTTAAAGAATAATTGCCATGCCTAATCGTTTTGCATCTGGAAAAAATGCCATCGCTATGTGCGATGTGTGTGGCTTTCAGTACAAGTTGAAGCAGTTGAAAAGCTTGGTTATTAAAACCAAGAATGTGAATATACTGGCGTGTCCAGAGTGCTGGAATCCCGACCAGCCGCAATTGTCTCTTGGGTTATTCCCAGTTGATGATCCGCAGGCGCTACGGAACCCAAGACCGGACACGAGTTATTTTGCGGTCGGTAATGACGGTGCCAATGGTAGCCGTCAGATACAATGGGGTTGGGCACCGGTCGGTGGGTCTAGAGCCTTCGATGCGGAACTAACTCCAAACACACTGGCCCCGGCTGGTGAAGTAGGAACGGTGACGGTCGTTACGACCTAGGAGATTGAGATGAAGAACGGCGATGCAATGAAAGCGTTGAGAAAACACGCTTCGCTTCCGGCGGGCAAGGCTCACGGTATGCGTGCTGGTGGCAAGACCAACAGCGAGATGAAGAAGTACGGTCGGAACATGGCGAAGGTGATGAACCAGCGCAGCCCGGTCCGTAAGTCTTCTGGCCCGAAGTAACTGCCATGAAAGAACTAAACCCCGGCAAGATCAGGCCGAACACTGACTCGACTGGTGAGAATGGCTATCCTGAAAAGGATGTCAACAAGGGCGTCACCCACATGGATATGAAGGGTGCTGGCGCTGCCACCAAGGGTAAGAAGTTCGTCTCGCAGATCAATTTGCAAAATAACGGCAAAGTCCGAGCGGGTTGGAGCTAATGAACTACTCC